ACCCCGTCCGAGCGGATGAATAGCGTGCCCGCCGGCACCACCGTCCCGTTGGTGCCGGAGACCGTTACCAAGCCGGCAGCGCCGGTTGCCTGCTTTCTGCCACCGGAGAGCCACAGCGACGCATGCCGGTCGAGGAATTCCTTCTCCGCTCGGTCTGGCAGGATCTGCTTGCTGATCCATTCCTGGTACCCGTAGAGACCGTCGGCAGCGCCAGCCGTCATCACGGCCAGCGCATTCAGCACCGCAAAGCGCATACGGGCATCCGCCCCGGGGATCGCCTCGATCGCGGCATAGGCCGCGTCGCGCAGATCCATGAGTTCTGGTCTTTGATAGGCCATGTCAGCTCGTTACGTTGGAAAGATTGCGCCAGGCAAAGTCAAACTGGTACGCCACCGAGGTGCCGTCCGGCCTGGTGAACTTGCAGCGCAGCCCCAGCATCCCGGTTTGCACGATCTCGGCGGCGACCTCGACGCTGGCGCAGACGCCATCGTCCAGCAGCCACGCGAGCGCCTCCTCGGCATACTCCCGGGCCCGCCGGACCACCTCGGCGGTCTGCTTTTCCCGCGACAGCAGCCAGAGACGCGAGCCAATGGGCCGGGCCGCCAGCAGGTCGCCCCACCAACCCCGGCGCGGCCCGCGCGGATCCGGCAGGGTGTCGTCGGCCTCGGCACGCCGCCAGGTGAACAGGGAAATCAGCACCGCGGTTTTCAGGTCGTGATCCACCGCCAGCTGCCCGTCCGGCCGCTGACGCCACTCGCATCGGCCGAGGTCGGTACTCCAGAAGAGTTCAATGTCCATTACATGCCCGCGTCGGGTGTGTTGGTGGTGCTGCCGGTCTCAACGTGCCTGTGGCCGTTGTATGCGGTGCGCATGCCCTTCATGCTCTTCGTGCCGCCCTGGTCGGAAATGTCGCGGTCGGCGATGATGTCCCGCCCAACGCGCAGATCCTGCGGGATGAAGACGGTCGGCGCGTTCACAAAGTGAATGTCCTTGCCGGCGCCGTCGACCACGATCCCCGTGCGCGTGAGATGCACCTTCTGGCCCTGGTCGTCATAGAGCGCCACCTCCCCGGCCGAGAGTCCAACCAGGCGATAGCGCCGGTCGTCGACGGCGATCACCAGACCGTGGTCGCGGTTGCCACCGACGAACACCACCACGCCCTCGGCGCCAGCGAAGGGCACGCTGGTGAAGCCGTACTGCTGGACCCGCTCGACGTCGTCGTGTGTTTCATCGGCCAGCGCTTGCACCTGGACACGCTGCAGCTTGCCGGTGTCCGTGATGGCGCGCAGCACGCAACGACCGACCATGAGCCCCACCTTGTTCTTGACCGGCTCCAGCATCGTCTGGATGGCTTCAAGCATCACCACTTCTCCATTTTTCCGCCCGACGCGCCCGCCCCGGAGGCACCCGCCGGCGGCTGGGGTAGCTCGGGCAACTCCTCGAAGGCCTTCGGGCTGGTGAGCTCCAGCGTGCAGCGGCTGCCCGCCTCGTCGAGGTTGAACTCCACCGCGGCCAGCAACCAGTCCTCATCGATGCGCGCCCACGGGTCCCGCACGCGGACCAGGCTGTTGATGCGCCAGATGTCGCCATCATCTGCACTCGGATACCAGCCCTGCACGGTGGCCTTGTAGGTGCGCGACTTGGCCTCGCGGTTGCTAGCCTCCCACTCGGCGCGCTGCTTGACGCGCCGCGCATCGGCCTGAGCCTCCGCCACGATGATCAGCGGCCGGTACCGGGTGATCTCGCTGTTTCCAGTCCGAGTCCCGCAGCTGCCGCGGCTCACCGTGTGCTTAGGGCTGATCCAGTTTTCAAACTTGTCCCCGGCACTGTCGGCGTCCTGCATCGAGGCCTGGCCCTTGACGGTGATCTCGGAGAACAGATTGGCCTGCGAGTGTTCGTACTCGGCGGCCAGGATGTTGACGCCGAGCTCGAGCGGCGCGGAGATCGTCCCCGCCCGCCCTGCACGCGTAAGCAGCAGCCCGCCCTCCGCATCGGAAACCAGCAGCACGCCCTCGTTCTTCGCCAGGCGCTGCAGGATCCGGAACACGCTTTCTGAGTTCTGGCAGGCCGCCTTGGGCAAAGCACCGCCCACGCGCGCGGACTTCGGTGGCGTGCCCTTTTTGCCCGCCTTCTTTTGCGAGACGGTCAATTTCTTCTCGTCGACCGTCTCGTCGTACACGGTAATGCCGAACGGCTTGCACAGCGTGTCGGCGAGCTGCTTGAACGTCATGCCGGAGAAGGCCTGCGATGGCGCCGAGCAGTCCACCAGATCCCCGGTGCGATCGCGCCCGGTGACCCGGATGGTGTGGCTGGACGCGTCATAACTCAGCGACGTCTTGTCGACGTAGCCCGTGATCACCACGTGCTCGCCGATGCGGACCTCGCAGGCCTCGCCGGCCGGGATGACCCAGCCGTCTGTCTGACCTGGCCACCGCTCGGTGTAGCTGATGTCGAAGGCGCCGGCGATCTGCTCGATGCTGTGACGGATGCGCACCGCCGTCCAGCCGCCGAACACCTGACCACCCACCCGCAAGGTGAGCTTGTTACGTTCCTCGCTCATTGGCTGGTCACCTCCAGCGGAACGCCTGCCGGCACGAAGCCGGGATGGCGGACCGCGTTGCGGCGGACGATCTCGTCGGCACGCAGATTTTGGTACAGGTCATAGGCGAGCACGACCGCCGGCGTCGCCTCCAGCAGCTGCAGGGTGTACACCTGCGGCAGCGCGGCCGCCTGCCGACGCAGGTAGACCAGCGTATTGACCTGCAGCGCCTTGAGGGCAGCGGCCAGCGCCGGGGCCGGCCGCGGCAGGCCTGGCGTCACGTCGTGCGTGTCGAAATGCTCGAGCACCAACTGACGCGCCGCCTCCACCTGCTGACGGGTTTCGAGCACAGTCGGCCCGTCGGTGGCTTGCAGTGCGGCGGTTTCCTGCACCAGGGCCGCACGGTGAAACAGCATGTTGACCGCCGCCTGCTGTTTCGCCACCACGCCGCGCGTCGTCGTCTCCGACTGGACCGACTGCGTGCGCCAGGAGCGCACCGGCATATACGGCGTACTGAGGATCGACGAGACGTCGGTGAGCCGCCGCACCAGCCCGATCACGGAATTGGCGAAGTCGACCGGTCGCATCACCAGGTCAGCAACGCGACTGACGAAGCCGGAGACTTCGTTGGCCACCGCCTTGAAGGCATCCAGCGACAGGAAGTCATTGATGGTTGCCTCGATGTCATCGAGCGACCAGGCCGGCAGGCCGGACACATCAAACGACTCGGCGAAATCGTTGGCCACTTCATCGAAGGCCGTTTCCTGACTGGCGAGCAACTCCGCCGGCAAGTCGATATCGACGTCCGGCTCGGCCAGCTTGCCCGCCTCGGTGAAGACCAGCGAGAAGGTGGCCATCCCGCCTTCCTCGGTGCTCTCCTTGAGACCGAACTCACCGGCCACGACGCTGCGCCGACCAAAGAACGGATGCACCAGCTCGCCAGGGCCGGACTGCTCCAACGCCTCCAGGAGCGCATCGCGCGCCGCACGGTAGTCCGGCCCGATCACAAAGGCCTGGACCTTGTACTCGCGCGCCTTCTTGCCCATGTCCTCCAGGTACGGCTCGTCGCGCTGCGGATATTCATGCCGCGCGAGGCGCCGGCCGCCGCCCAGCTCGTGGCCACGGGTCTCAAAGGCGACGCCGCGGAACGATGCCGGGCGCAGCTCATCACGCCAGCTCATGGTGCCTCCAGAAATGAAAACGCCCGGCGCGCGGGCCGGGCGGGTGTTGCGGTTGCCAGAGGATCAGCCGAAGGCGTACATGCCTGACGACACATCCAGCGGGACGTTGGGATTGTTCGACCGCATGTCGGTCACCTTGGCCGGCGCGCCGGTCAGCTCGATCTGGATCCGGCCGCCCACCTCCTGGCGTTGTGCCGCGGTGCCACCGGCGATTACCTGAGCGGCGACAGGCCCTGCCGGCACGCCCCGCGCGGTCACGTTGATGCTGCCGCCCGTCAACCAGCCCGGCAAGATGCTGGTGAGGGCCTGCATCTTCGGGGCGAACCACGCGACGATCCGGTCCCACACCGAGACGAACACGTCATACAGGCCAGGAAACCAGCCCTTGATCGTGTCCAGTGCGCCCTGGACGATTTGGCCCAAGCGCTCCCAGTCGCCCGTGAAGACGGCCATCAGCGCCTGCCCCATGCCCGACCAGAAGCCGACGACCAGGTTGACATAGGCCGAGGCCATATCCGCCAGCCCCTGCCACGCCGCCGCGAGCCGGCCAATCACCCAGTCCCAGTTCTGCCACAACAGGAACGCCGCAGCGGCGAGCAGCCCCACGACCGCCAGGATGGGGTTGGCCATGAACGCCGCGCCCACCAGGCGGATCAGGCCGATCAGCTTGGGGAGCATGATGAAAAGGCCGCTGCCCATGATCCAGGCGAAGCGGGCGAAGGCGAACACCACCTGCCCCACCGCCAGCGCCACCGGCGCCAGGATGGGCGCCATTACCGCCAGCACCGCATTGGTGGGCCCGATTGCCGTCTTCAGCGCCTTGAACGCCGCGCCGAGCTTGACGGCGACATTCCACAGTCCCTCGAAGACATCGACCACATCCGACAGCACCCCGGGCAGCGCCTCGGCGAACTTGTCGACTTTCGACTCCAGCATGGCGCGGTTGGCCACCACCCAGGCCTGCATGCGGTCGACGAGCGGCTGCATGGCGTTGGCCAGCTTCAGCCCCAGCGCATTCTTGACCCCTTCGATGGTGCGCGACATGCGCTGCCACGACTTGTCGAAGGCGTCCGCCTGGCTGATCTGCTCCTCGGTGAAGAGCGCACCGTCGGCCGTCATCTGCTTGTAGCGATCCTTCAGCTCATCGCCGCCCTTGTTGAGCGCGTCGAGCATGATGGAGCCGCTCTTGCCCATGACCGCCTCCAGCGTGGCCAGCTTGGCGCCCTCCTTCTCGGAGGCCTTGGCCGCCTCCGCCATCTTGAACAGGACCTCGGCGGGCGTCTTCGACCGGATGTCAGCCATGGTGATGCCAGCGGACGCGAACGCCGCCTGCATTTCCTTGCTGCCGGCTCTGGCCTGGCTCATGTTCTTGTTGAGCTTGCCCAGCGCCTTGGCCGCGTCATCCATGTTGCCGCCGGCCTCGGAGACGAAGCCGCCGAACACCTGGACATCCTGACTAGCCACGCCATAGCGCGAGGACAGGTCGCCGACCTGGTCGATGGCGTCCGCTGCCGCCTTGGCCGTGGCGACGATGCCGCCCAGCGCTACGCTGTAACCCACACCCAACCCGACCGAGACGGTGGCCAGCCCCTTGAGCTTTTCCGTCAGGCCGCTGACGGCGCTTCCCATCTTGCTGAAGCCGGTAGCATCGGTGAATCGGCCGACCGCCTCCTGCACGCGGCCGACCGGCTTGGTGACGCTGTCGAACTTCTCACCGATGCGCTGGAGCGTGGCACTCGCCCGATCCAGCGCGGTGATGACGATCTCGGCCTTGTTCGTGTCTGCCATGCCGATTACCCCTGCGCGCTACCCAGCGCCTTGTGGATCTCCTCGGCCTTGCCGCACCAGAAGTCGAGATCCGCCGTGGTCATGTCCCAGATGGAGTCTGGGGGGAAGTGGAAGGTGTAGGCGATGAGGGCAACGGCTTCGTCCCATCGTCTTTCACCAAGAAAGGGCCAAGCTCGGTGACGACCTCCATGGCGTCGGCAGCCTCGAGGTCGTCGATCTCTTCCGGCGTGAGGCCGGCCAGCTCGGCAGCTAGGTCGAGGATCATGCCCATGCTGGGCTTGGCCGTCATTTCCATGGTGCGCAGGTGACGCGCCTTCGGCCGGGCCATCACCAGCTCGGTGAGCTCGCCGCCGCCTTTCAGCTTGAGCGGCTCACTGAGCGTGACCTTGATATTCGCGAGAGCA